CTTAAAGGGGGCTGCTCATACTTACGTATGAGGGGCTGGCCAATCTGGCCTGCTGTGGTCTCCTCGGAGCCACTGTTCTTCCCTCGAAAGGAAAGGACATTCTTATGCGTGATGAAACCTTGATTAGGGCCGATGTCATTCGTCGCCGTGATTGGGAGAGGCAAAACCTCAATCCGGATGGTTCTCCATCTGGACCCCCATACTATGGTGGCGAATCGACTGTCAATCGTCTTCGCACTCTCATGAGTCGTGGAAGATCTGACATCACACCAAGTGATGGCGTAAAACCAACCAACTATGTTGCTTGGGATTATTCCGTTACCCCTGGTGCTGTATCGGGGATTGATGAGTATTCCCTTATATCTCCTCGTCGGAGGTATAAGAATACGTATTCCGGTCAGTGGATGCCCGATGTAGAACTCGTTCTCAACGGTCATCTCACTAATGGAATCACCAGTCCTATCATATCAACACAGCTTGAGGATGAGGCTGACACCGCTGCTTTGCTAAACCTTCAAAACTCGAAGGTTAACATCGCAAATAATTACGGTGAAATTGCTTCAAACGCAAGTATGATGTATGATACTGCTGTCAAGTTATTACGCGTCTACCGAGCAGTTCGGGCTAAGGAATATCATAAGATAGACCATATCCTGGGTACCAGATATATCGGCGACTTTGTCGATACTTTCCGGGACCAATGGCTTGCATACCGATTCGGTTGGAAGCCGCTCGTTAGCGACATTTGGAACCTCCAGGAGGCCATTAAAACGGCCTATCGGAGTCAAAACTTAGCCTTTACTGTAAAGGGTCAAGCTTATCAAAGCTCGGCCCCGACCAGTATCGACTATCGTTTCAATGTCGAAGGGACAACCATGTACGGCGTTAACGTCGAATATGGTTACAAGGTATCCGATCGATCCCTTCGGGGATTGGATTCCTTGGGTTTTCAGAACCCCCTTGCGCTATTGTGGGAATTAGCTCCGTACTCTTTCGTGTACGACTACTTCGCCGCAATTGGTGACTTCCTTACTCAGCTGACAGCCCCTCAAGGCTGTGAGTTCGATTGGGGTTACCGCACTCACTGGACTAGGTCAAATGTTCTTCTTTCGCATAACGGATCCTTCTCTATGACGGATCCTTCTAATGCTTGGAAGAACCATGCCCAACCAGTGGCACTGAAGTCGTTTGCTATGCAACGACAAATTAGAAGTAGTTTCTACTTCGGGGCTCCAAGAATAACCTTGGTTCCTAAACCCAACCAGAGCATGACAATAGTCAAGCTCCTAACTCAGAGGGCATAACATGCCTGCACTCTCCCCGATCGAGATCATTGATCGCGATACGGTTACCCATACTTACGAGCCTAACGGTTCGAAGGATGGCGTACACTTCTTCTCCAAGGCCGATGCCAACGGCGTCGTCATTGGGGAATCCACTCTCAGCGTTTCGCTGCGGAAAACTCCCGCGAACAATAAACTTCGCGTGAAGGTCGTTATTCCGACAGTTCAGACGGAAACGGTTAACGGGGTCTCGCGACCTCGCATCGTTTACCAGAACTGGGCGAATATCGAGCTTGTCTTCTCGGAGTCGTCGACCACGGCCGACCGCCAGCTCTTGATTGACCATGTCACTGACATGTTCACTTCTCGGACTGGTTCGACCCTCGACGAAGTCGCCGAAGATGTGAAGGACCTGTACTGATGTTTTACCGCATCATACAGTACTTCAAGGCCAAATATATGGTAACCGGGGCAATTGTGCTTCCGGTCATACTGCTGGTCGTCGTGCTTCTCAATGCACCCGACCCGCTAGGCCTCATCTGGGAAGTCCTTGACAACCCAGATGCCTACAAAGGAATCAACGGAGACATGAATTTTCCAATTTATGTTTTCCCCGATGGTGAAGGCATCCGTGTGGATGTTCTTCCTCCTGCGTAGAAATCCCCTCTAAGGGGGCTTCGGTCCTCTTTCTCTTAATCCTAAGATGGAGAAAGCTCCTATGCGACAAATTGATATTCACCAACCCCGAATCTCGGGGTCGCGGAATAACAAAAGTTCTCGGTCACGTTCCCGTGACCCGAACTACTTCCCTGAGTCTCTAGGGAAATCCTTTCAGGTCGAGCTGGTTGATCTTCTTGATCGACTGGCTGATGCTGGAGGATTTAAAGAGTCTTATCAGAGATCAGTATTTCTTTCGAAATATTGTGATTCTGGTACGACTTCCCCGGAAATCCGTCGCACTGCCGCTATTGCCAAATGGCATAAGGCAGAGAAACGAAACAAGATCACAAATCAACGTCTTCTTCTTGATGAAGTTGACTTTGGTTGGTGTCATTCGAGTGATATTATCGCGAAAGCGAAAAGTATCATTTCGGATGTCCTTGGTCCTATCTCCGATGCCTCTGAACTCTTTTGTTCAGGGCATACTAACGGAGCTAGTCCCAGGATCTTGCGCAGCCCATCGGCTGCAATCGAAAAGCACTCGGGTAAGGCCCAAGGCACAACCCCTGCTCTATTGCAATGGTCCCTCGGCTCCTATGGAACCGTACTAAGAGACCAACCACTAGAGGAAATTCAGGGTAGTGTGCTGTTCACTGTTCCGAAGGACAGCGACATCGATCGCGTGGCTTGTAAAGAGCCCGAGATCAACTTGTTCTTGCAGCGCGGTGTGGGTAACCACATTCGTAAGCGCCTTAAACGCTTCGGCGTTGATCTTAACGATCAACGCGTTAACCAAGAACTCGCTCGTACTGCTGTTAGTCGTGGCCTTGCCACGATTGATTTGTCCAGTGCTAGCGACTCCATCTCAAGGCAGTTGGTCTTTGACCTTCTTCCTTTTGAATGGTGGAGTTATCTAGACGATATTCGTGTTCCTTTCACTTTGGTGGATGGGACATGGGTGGAACTAGAGATGTTCAGCTCCATGGGCAACGGTTTTACTTTTGAACTTGAGTCGCTAGTATTCTGGGCGCTTACGCGCTCAGTTTGTTGGCTTTCTCGCGTTCGGGGTAAAATCAATGTCTATGGCGATGACATTGTCGCTCCTTCACGGATCGTCCCACGACTTCGGCGTATCTTCTCATGGTTTGGTTTCACAATCAATCCTAAGAAGACGCACTGGCGTGGAGACTTCCGTGAATCCTGTGGTAAACATTACTACAGGTCTTTGGACGTCAGCCCCTTTTACTTGAGGGGTCCTGTGCAGAAGAAGACGGATGTTATCCGTCTTCTGAATAGGCTCTTAGAGTGGGATGGCCGCGGCTGGGGTTTCTGTACTTCGCAAGAAGTATTGGAATTCCATGCACGTTGGTCTTCTCACATACCTAAGAACTTATGGGGTGGTACTGATCCTGAGGATCCAACTTCGTTGGTCACAGGTCACTCACCTCGCAGTAGGCTCATCCTTTGTTCGAAAGAACTTAGGCCGATCCTACCTTTAGAACAACCGGCACTTACGTGTTGGTTGACTCTAAAGCAGGTTCAGAGCTCTGCTCTGACACTGACGGTGCCTAGTAAGGGTCGATTTAAGGTCGACAAGCAACCTTACTGGGCCACACGTACAACTTGGCGTCCATGGCTTCTTGCTGTGGACGACTCCTTGTGCGGTGTATCTAACTGAGAAGGTACACTCCTCATTTAGAGGTGGGAGCTCCTAGAGCGT